AACATCGAGCAGGTCGAGCGCGCGGGAGGCGCGATCGGCGCCGCCCTGGATGCGCTCCAGGCTCCGCTGGCCGGTCTCGCCGACCTCGCGCAGCTCCTGCTTGACCCGGGCGGCATCGTCCAGGGACAGCCGGACCGAGACGCGGCGGGTGGCGTCAGCCATGCGTCACGCCTCCCGGGTCAGTGGGGTGGTCAGGGCGACGGGACGCGCTGCCGGCGGCGAGGCCCACGCGCAGGGCCAGCAGCAGTTCCGCCGCGGCCCAGCCAGAGGCGCCCATCTCGCGGGAGGTGGCGAGCGCAGCCGGCATGTCCAAGTCGAGGCCTGCCATAGTCGCCGTGGCGCAGGTAGTGCCGGCGGCCCAGCAGGCGGCACCCTCGACGCTGGCCGGGGCGTGGGCTGCGTAGGGACAGGCGAGCCCACAGTCGCGATCGAGGGCCGCGCAACCGCGGCAGTAGTCAGGGCCCTGGCCGAAGTGCCATTCGGCCCGAGCCCTTAGCCGTTTCCCTCCAGGGCCACCGCGGCGACCGGACCGTTGGCGCGATCCCAGAAGGCGGCGGCCATCTCGTCCATGTCCATCAGGCGCTCGACCGCCTCGGGCGAGAGCGGCAGCGGCCTGCCGGCGGCGTCGCCGACCCCCTCCCAGGCGGTGACGGCGTGACGGGCAAGCGCCTTGACGAGGAAGGCAAAGGCCAGGCCGCGCGCCATGTCGGGGTCGAGGTCGGCGTCCGCGGCACGTAGCGCGCCGAGGCGGCGGGCGGAGCCGGCCTGGGCGGCGGCCATGACGGCGGTGGTAACGGGGCGGATTTCCACGCGCACGCCGCGCGGCAGGTCGAGCCAGTACGGCTCGACCGGGAGGTCGAGGGTGAGCATGTGGTTCTCCGTTGCGTGATTGTGTGGCCGGGACAGCCGCCGCACCCAGCGATGTCGTCGGACGCGTAAGCGCCCGGCCCTACCTGAAAACCAAGGCCTAGGTGCTTGGCAGGGCGATGTTCGCGATGGTGTCGTCGAGGGCGATCATCACTTGCCCCTTTGCGACGACAAGAAGTGAAGGCCGAGCCTGCGGCCGCCCGGGGAAAGCCCGGGCAGGCCCATTTGACTGGAAAAAAGAGGTGAACTCCTGGAAGCGGAGCGCCGGCTTACATCGCATGGCCCGCGCCGGCCGGGAGGCCTAACGCGGCAAGCGCCATCCACAGCGCCATGGCGACCATCATCAGGTTCTCGGTCAGGGAGATGAAGCCGAGGGGGACATTGCTCGACCCGCCGACGCAGGCGCACTTCAGCTCGCGCCGGTCGATGTAGACGGCCTTGAATACCGAGACCGCGCCGATGGTTCCGATGAAGAGTGCGATCGGCACCGACAGCCAAGTGAGTGCACCCGCGACCATCAGTACTCCGGCTAAGCCCTCAGCGAAGGGGTAGATGTAGGAGTAGGGCACCCACCGCTTGGCGAGCAGGTCGTAGTTCAGAAACATCGTCGAGAAACTCTCGATGTTCTGGAGCTTCAGCAGCGCCAGCACGACCATCGAGAAGCCGATGAACCACTCCGCCGCGCGGAGGGTGAAGGCGCTCCCCGTCACGGCGTAGCTCACCGCCATGGCCATTAGGGCGGTCATGGCGAATAGAGCGACGACTGGGCGGTAACTCGTGGCCTTTGGGTCCGCCACGGGCTTGCCGAGGAACCGGCGCAGATCGTCGTAGCCGCCGACGCGCTCGCCTCCGATGAAGACCTGGGGCGTCGTCGCCACGCCGTGCTCTGCTTTGAAGGCGTCAGTCGCCTCGCGCGTGGTGAGGTGGCGGTCCTCGACCTCGTAGCCGGAGCGTTCGAGTAGGTCCTTGGCCTTCAGGCCGTAGGGGCAGGTGTGGTGCGCCATCACCATGCGGTGGATGACAGCCGTTTTCGCCAACGCTGGGCGGCTCGATGCAGGTGAGAGGGTGGTTGTGGCCGACATGTTCGGGCTCCTTGAAATCCGGTCGGCCCGAATATAGGTTCCGTACCATGGTACAGAGTCAAGGGTCTCGATTGCCTTCCGACGGCAAGCCCAAACGGGCCGGATCGCTGACCATTGGCGAGCTTGCCGCCTCTGGTGGCGTGGGCGTCGAGACGATCCGCTTCTATCAGCGCAAGGAGCTGCTCAGGACGCCTGTGCGAGGAGATGGGATCCGGCACTACGATGAAGCCGATCTGCGGCGCCTTCGCTTCATCCGGCAGGCACAAGCGGCGGGATTCACGTTGGAGGAGATCAGGGAGCTTTTAGACCTGGATGCCGGCGAGGATCGCAGCCGCGCCCGCGAGCTTTCGAAGGCACGCATCGAGGCGCTCGACCGCAAGATTGCCGATCTTCAGCGCGCCCGAGACGCCCTCCGACGATTGGCGCGGGAGTGTGCCGAGGGAAGCGCCGGGCCGTGCCCAATCTTGGCTTCCTTCGACGTTTGAGACGGGCGTGGCATCCCTGTCATCTTTCCGCCCAACGCAAACTCGCATCGTCATCGACCAGGCTCACGCATACTCCGTCCCCGCCTGCTGGTTCCGCAGCACCGCGGTCATCATGCGCGTCGCCGTCGGGTTGAACGCGGCGCGGAAATCAAAGCTGGCCTCGACGCCAGCCGGCCCCTCGATCGGCGTCTTGGCCAGCGCCAAATAGACCTCGTGCAGCGTGATTGTCAGGCTGCGATTGGCGTCGATGGTGAAGGCCAGGGCGAATTCTGCCGAGGTGCCGGCCTGCGCCTGCGCCAGCAGTGTGGTGTTCTCGAAGCGCACCGTGATCTGGCCGGTGCAGCGGGCGATGCCGGGATCCACCCCTTCGACGCGGCGATCGGCACGGATGGTGCGCACCGCCTCCATGCCGTTGGCGTAGGTGAGCCGTGCGCCGGTGACCTGCGCCAGCGCCGAACCGCTGCGCGTAATTGACCCCTGCGCCTTGTTGAAGGCGGTGTAGGCCGCGCTGGTCGGCGTGCCGCCTGACGTCGCACCGGTGCGCGCAGAGCCCTGGCCCATCAGACCGAAGGTCGCGGTCGCTGCGCCAGTCGGCGTGAAGTCCATCTCCAGCGTATCGGCGCGCACGCCGGTGCAGACATCGAAGGACGGCACGTCGGGGTAGCCGATCTCCATCGCGTTGCTGGGCAATGACGCCGCGCCCGAGCCGAAGGTGTGGATGAAGTTGGTGGTGCCGGTGGTGGTCGGAGCGCCCAGCAGCAGCCGGAGCCAGTGGCCGATGTTGATCAGGTCGACCGGCACCACCGCCTGACCGGCGACCGTGACCGTGTCGAGGAAGGGCGCGGCCGGATCGCGGTTGCTGCCCACGCCGATGACATCGGCATCGAGTAGCGGCTGCTCGGCGCCGAGGTCGCAGGACAGGAACGGCATGCGCCGCCAGTTGCTGCCGGGGGCGGTGCCGTAGGTGGTCTCGGGCAGCATGAGCAGGCGGCAATTCGCGCCGATGGCACGGGGCATGGGCTTTCTCCTGGAGGGGGATCAGGCCAGCGGCGAGCCGGCGACGGTGAACCAGAGGGTGACGGGGATGGCGGCGGCGCGGGCCGCGGCCGCGCCCTCGAATTCGACATCCTCGAAGGACGCGCTGCCGGGCTGTGCCCATTCGACGGCGCCACCCAGCGTGCGATTGGCGGTGATGGCGGCGGCGATATCCACCAGCAGCGCGTCGAGCAGGGTGTTGCGTGCGGCGGGCGTGACGCCGACGACGGTGATCTCGACCTCGGCGCGATGCTCAATCTGCCAGGCAAGCGGGGAGAGGATGGGCGTCTCTTCCACGGTCTCGCCGTCGCGGACCACGACCAGCCCGCCGGCGGGGAGACGCTGCGGCACGGTCTCGCCGCGCAGCACGATCGGCGCCGGGTTCATGGCGGCCAGCGACGTGACGAGCCGGCTATGCAGCGCCGCGATGGCGGTCTCGCGCGCGCTCATACCCAGCCCAACACTGATGCAAAGAAACGGCCGGCGACCCAGGTGAGCGCCAGGCCGATGGGGACGGCGGCCCAGGACAGCAGGACCAGCGTCAGCAGCAGCAGGAAGCGCGCGCGCAGGGTCATGCCGCCCTCCCGCTCTCGCGCTCCCAGGCCGCCACGAACCGTCCCGGCAGGCGGCGCAACCCGCGCTCGGCCGCGCCGCGCACGTCGAGCCGCTTGGCGAGCTTCACCTGCGGCAGGAGGAGAAACATCGGCACCATCCCCTGTTCCAGCAGGCCGCGCGCCCAGGCCTCGCGGCCCTTGCGGTTGCCCGTGCCGACCTCGGTGACGCCGCCGGCGACGAGACGGGTCCTGCGCCGCCGCACAGTCTGCTCGCCCTGTCGCAGCGGCAGGCACCACACGAAGCCCCGGCCCGACTTGAAGGGCCGCAGGAAGGCCTGTCCCGAGGCGACCATCTGCGCCGGCGTGACGCGCATGCCCTTCTCGCCGCGCCCCCGGCGCCCACGTGCCGCGTTGAAGCCAGTCGGGATGGCGAGGAACTTCCGGCCACCCTTGGCGCGGATCAGCGCGCCGCGCTCGAAGGCATCAATGACGCTCGGCACCTTGGTGAAGACCAGCCCCGCCGGCCGCAGCGACTGACCCGTCCGCGGGAAGATCATCGACTGCCAGGCATTGGCGATGCCGCGCGCGTTGCCCGAGAAGGCGGTGGTGACCTGCCGGCGCAGCTCGGCCTTCACCTGCTCGGTCTCGGCGCGGATGGCGGTCATGGCCGCGCGCTCGCCCGCGCGCACCTCGTCGGCCAGCACCTTGCGGAGGTCGCCCACGATGCTGGCACCGAGGCGCATCGATCAGCGCCCGCCGAACTTGCGGCTGAGGATCCGCAGCAGCAGGTCATGCAGCGCGGCATAGCCGAGCGTGCCGGCCAACCACGCCACGGCGAAGAGCCACCAGCCATCGAGCTCAAAGGCATGGGCGATGAGCCAGGCGCCCGTGCCCAGGCTGCCGCCGGCCAGCGCGTGCAGCAGATAGGCGCGGGTCAGCAGCGGTCGGTCGGTGGACGAGAAGCGTGCCATCGCCCCAAGCGCACCCAGCGCGCCGGCGAGCAGCGCCTCGCCGACGATGCCGCCGATGCGTTCGGGGTCGATCATGGCGGTGCTCCTATCGGCGGCAGAAGATGCGCCAGGCGATCCCGGCGGCGTCGCGCTCGGCGTGCTGGACGGTCAGGATGTCGGCGCCCAGGGTGAAGGTGTCGTCCGCGACGACAGCGGGCAGCACGGCGACGGCCACCGTCAGCACGTCGCTGGCCTGAATCACGCTGGTGCCGAAGGCATCGCCGAGCCGGTCCGGCGCCGAGCGGACCAGCCGCAGCGACACAGGCGCCCCGGTCCCGCCCGCGCGATAGCTCGCCTCCGTTCCGATGTTCGGATCCGCAGCCAGCGCATCCATGGCCGCGGCAAAGGCGCTCACGCTGGCCGCCGCAGTCGCCAGGCGAGAACGCCCACCACCGCGGCGACGATGACCGCGATGGCGACGGCTGGCGCCAGCGTGCCCAGCGCCTGGATCGCCGGTGCGGCCTGCGCCACCGCCGTGGCGATGCCCGCGGCACCCACCAGCACCGCACCGCGGCCGGTGCCTGTGACGGCGGCGACCTCCCGCAGCGTCACGGGCGCGGCCGGAGGAACGCCCGCGAGGGTCAGCGCGCGATCGATCACGCCGACCGGATAGGACAGCCCGGCGCATTCATGGTGGATGATGGCCTCGACCAGCGGGCGGAGGTGATCGTGCCGATGCAGGTCGATCGCATCGTCCGGCCCGACGCCGATCCGCCGCGCCACCACGGCGACATAGGCCGCGGTGTCGTTCTCCACCTTGGGCGCCCACCGCTCGATGATCGCGCGAGGCGTCCGCAGCTTGTGCCGGTCCTGGTAGGTGACCAGCAGCGCAGCCAGCGCGCGGATGCCGAACTCATGGCTGGTGAAGCGGCAGAAGCGTCCGTCAGAGGGTGGGTCGGCGAGCCCCTGCCATTTGTTGGCCGGGACGTGCTCGATGTTGCCCGGGTTGCGGTTGCAATAGCCCCGGGTCGCCTTGGGGTCGATGCTCATGCGCCGGACGCCGGAACGCGCAGCAGCACGGCGCGGACGGTGGTGTCCGCCGCGAGCGCCGCCACCGTGGCGAGGCCCACCTGGAAATTGCCGGTGGCGGTGGTGGTGAGGCGCCGGTTCGTGTTGTCCCAGAAGAGGCGGGCGCCGGCCGTGATGGCCAGCGCCGGCTCCTTGGTGATGTCGAAGACGCCCTTGGTCTGGCATTCGATGACGGCGTTCTGCACGCCATCGACCGCGGCGACACCGAAGAGCGCGCCGACGAGCACGCCCTGGCCGGAGGTGACGCCGCCCGCATAGGGGACGGCGAGCGCCAGGCTGTCGCCCGGCTGCACATAGTTGCGCATGGGGATGAGGTCTCCAGAAACGCAGAAGGCGTCCCGAAGGACGCCCTCTGCATGGGTTCACGATGGACGGGAGGAGCCGGGATCAGGTGCCCGGATTGAACCAGGCGCCGCGCCAGTCGATGGCGCCCACGCCGAAGTCGAAGATCACGCTGACCTCGACGCCGTCGACGCCCTGGACATTGCCGGTGGTGACCTGCGGGCCTTCGGCGCCGTTCAGGTAGCCGTACACGTAGACCGGCGCGGCCAGCGGGTCCGAGAACAGGTACCAGCGGTTCGCCGGGATGAGCGGCTCGACCAGCGGCTGCACGAAGCCGGCATAGACGTTGGCGTTGGAGGTCTGCGTCGCCTGCACCGAGACGGTGAGCTGCCGCGCAGCGAGCTCCTGGTTCGGCCCGACCAGCAGGCGCATCTGCGCGCCGACCGCGATGGGCAGGCCGTCGAGGGTCTTCTGGCGCATGACCGCGGCACGGCCGAGCGCGAGGTTCGGCAGGTCGAGCGCGGTGCCCGCGCCCGCCTTGTTGGCACGTGCGGCCGCCGTGCCGAACACCGCCGCCGCGCCGGTGATGAGCGTGGGCCCGTCGCCGCCGGCGCTGTTCACCAGGGCATAGGCCGTGGCGTTCTCGAAGTCCGCCACGCGCCGGCCGATCATGCTGGCGAAGTCGGTGAAGGCGCCGAGATCGTCATTCACCAGCATCTGCCGCGTGACGCGGATGCGCCGCGCGAAGGTCTGCAGGAAGACCAGCTCCTGGCTCTCGGACATGGTGCCGGCCTGCACCTCGCCATTCTCCGACAGCGGCAGCAGGGTCGGGAAGTCGCCGACACGCAGGTGGCGGTGTGGCTTGAAGTCGCGGAAATCGCGCCGGAGGAACAGGGTGCGATAGGTGGGTGCCGCCGGCGCGTAGGCCGCCAGCAGCATCTTGTTGGCCGCGGCCGAGAGCAGCGCCGGGAAGTCGCTGGTGGTGTGGAAGGCGCGCTCGGCGAGGATGGTCGGGTTGCGCGGCACGTTGCGTTCGCCGCGGGCGCGCAGCAGCTCGCCGATCATGTCGGAGGGCCGCCAGCCCAGGAACTCGGTGTGGCGGCCGGTCGCCGGCGCCTGGTAGCCGGGCATGGTGCGGGCGGCGAGCGCCTCGGCCATGGCGTCGAGGATCTGCGCCGGGTCCTCGTTGGAGGGGCCGGTGTCGGGGCGCGCCGGCAGGGAGGGCCGCGCGGCGCCGCTGGTGAAGGCCTCCCACAGCCGGCCACGCAGTACCTCGGGCGAGACGCGGTCGCGGATGGCGGCCTCGCGCATGGTGTCGAGCATGTCGGCGGTCACCAGGCCGCGGGCGGCGGCGAGGACCGGCTCATAGCCGGCGATGCGCTCGACCGCGGCACGCTCGGCCTCGGCGCGGATCGCGTCCAGGTCAGGCGTGGGCGGCATGGCGCGTGTGGGCTCGGGCGGAGTGATGGGTGGGGTGCTGGCGGGCGTCGTGGTCACGGGGACCTCCTGGTGCGGGATGGTGGGCGGCGCGGGCGGCGCCGGCGCGGGATCCGGCGAAGCCGGCGTCGTCTCGGGCATGGGTGGTTCCTCGGGGATGGTCAGGGCGGGTTCGATGGCGGTGGCGGGGGTGCCCTGGTCCCCCTCGCCACGGACGACGGCGGCCGCGTCCACGGGGACGGGCACGATCGAGATCTCGTAGGGCTCCCAATCCACCGCGCGGTGGATGGTCTGGCCGGTGCCAGCGTCGGGCCGGGGGTCGTAGCGATGCACGCGGTATCCGACGCTGACCGACTGCAGCGTGCCGTCGGCCACGCGCTGCCAGACCGGCTCCACGTCGTCCGCGCCGCTGAATTGGAGCGTGGCGTAGCCGCGGCCGGCCTCGAGCCGGGCGGCGGTGACGCGGCCAAGCACGTCGCGCGTGCCGGCACGGCGATGCGTGTCCAGCACCGGCGCGCGGCCGGAGCGGAGCGCGTCCATGCGCACCGCTGAGGGCGCCATGTCGAGCTCTTCGAGGATCGGCCCGTAGGGCGGCACGAAGTTGCGGGCGCGGGCGCCGGTGGACCACACCACCTCGACAGTGCGGGCTGCGCGATTGACGGTGACGGGCGCGGCGAGAGCCCGGCAGGCGGTGATCGACTGCCCAGCGGGGGGAAGTCGATCCGACGCAGGTTCTCGCTCCGGCGCGGGGCTGGGCCCCTCCGGTTCGATCGGCTCGGTCATAAGGCGTTCTCCTGGGGCGGCGCCGCTACGGCGCGGCAAAGCCCTGCGCGTTGACGTAGACCTGCGCACCGGTGGTGATGCAGGCGACGTTCATCGCCGTGGCGGCGGTGCCGCGCAGCGGCGTGGGAAAGGTGATCTCCACGGGCGCGGCCATCGCGGCCGGCAGCAGCTGCCGCCAGATCACGGTCGCGCCGTCCTTGATCACCACCTCCGTCGCGACCGTCGCATGCGCGTTGCGGATGTCGATCGAGGTGACGTAGTTGCGGATGCCGGCCGCGGCCGCGGCACGGAGCACGACGTCGGTGGTGTTGGTGATCCCACCCGCCGCCGCGGCGTACTGCCAGTCCGCCTCCGGGATCGCGTAGGGCTTGGTGACCAGCGCCCCGATCAGCGTCGCCAGCAGGTCCACGCCGCGCGCCGTGGTGACGGCGACCGGGTTGGCCGAGTAGCCGGTGGCGGCCAGGACCGGCAGCGCACAGCTGGTGTTGCGGGCCTGACCACCCACCGGCGTGACGGACGGCGCGATGGCGCTGAGCACGTTCACGCCCAGCCCCTGGCCCGCGACCGACTGACCGCGGCCCGCCGTGATCTCGGTGGTGAGCTCGGCATAGTCCGCGATGGTGACGAACTGGACCTTGATGTCGGTGTTCGAGACCGGCGCGAGGTTGCGAGAGATCGAGGCCCAGCCGGTGTTGAGGTAGGCGCCGGTGAAGGTCGAACCGACCAGGTCGAAGCTGTTCGCGTCGATCACCGTGATGGTGAAGGTGCCATTCGCGCCGGGCACGCCCGAGACGTCGGCGACCGTCACCACGTCATTCGTTGCGAAGCCATGCGCGGCGCGGGTGATCCGCACCAGGCCCGAGCCGTTGTTGGCGACCGCCGAGATGCCGTTGATGAACTGTCGGTTCCGCACGCGGATGCGAAAGCGATACAGCGCATTCGGCTCCGGGATCTGCTGGTGGCGAACATAGGAGTTCGAGCGCGCTGCCGTGGTGTCGAGCAGCCGGC